GTCTTGAAAATGACGCCGGAATTCCCGAGATCGACATCAAAGTCGATTCTATCGCGATTACCGCTGTCACCAAGAAGCTCAAGGCTAAGTGGACTCCAGAGTTGGGACAGGATCTTAATGCCTATCACAACTTGGATGCCGAGGTTGAGTTGACCGGAATTCTTTCCGAGCAGATTGCACTTGAGATTGATCGCGAAATCGTGAATGATCTTGTTAAGGGTGCTTCCGCTGGAACGTACTACTGGTCTCGTTCTCCCGGCTTATTCGTTCGCAGGGACACTGGTGCTGAGATTGGAGCTTCTTCTGCTGCTCCCGACTTCACTGGTACCGTTAGCGAGTGGTATGAGACTCTTGTCGAAACCATTAACGATGTGTCTGCACAGATTCACCGTAAGACTCTACGTGGTGGAGCTAACTTCTTGGTGTGTTCACCAGAAGTTGCCAACATCCTTGAGTTTACCAGTGGATTCCGTGCCAACATCACTCATGATGATGACAAGGGAACTGTCGGCGCTGTGAACGCTGGCTCTATCTCGAAGAAGTTCGATGTGTGGGTTGACCCATACTTCCCACGGAATGTGGTCCTCGTTGGCCGTCGTGGTAACAGCTTCCTTGAGAGCGGCTATGTTTACGCTCCATACGTACCACTGCAGACTACCCCCACAATCTTCGGAACGGAAGACTTCGTGCCACGTAAGGGCGTCATGACCCGCTACGGCAAGAAAATGGTCCGTCCCGATATGTACGGGCTAGTTATTGTTCGCGGTCTACTTGGTGAGGCTGGCGCTACAAGCTAATCAGTAACAAGCAAGTAAATTAAAGTTAAGCCCCCGGCTAGAAAGTCGGGGGCTTTCCTATTGCTGATCACTACTTATGCATGAGGATGGACCTTGTCTATCCTCGCTTGTTCAAACATATAAGGAGGAAATATTATGGGAGGAAGAAGATTATCTTCTGGCAGGTTAGAAAACTTGTTAGAAAACTTGAAGAGAGAGATTAAACTTAGACCTAGTACTAAATTAAACTGGGAGGCTCAAAATGCCAGCAATTCGGGGGAGTATACCCACGGAGCAGGCATGGTCGGTACAAACGGATCGTGCGAAGTCTTTGTTCACGAAGTGGGCAGGGAAATTGTTACGACTGTTGAGATCGATTTAACTGGTCTTAAAAAGAAAAGTGATGTAGGTGATGCTATTGGTGTCGATGGCACTGACGGTTCTTATTTGTTTCAATACAAAAAGGCCACTCACGGCATTTTTTATAGAATTGAGATCATTACCCTTGAGTTACCAACTGCAGCTAGTAATGTGCTTTTAGATTTTGACATTATTTCGCAATCCGCAGCGGATGTTGCGTATGATGATGACATTTCTGGTGGTACTGCTCTGTTTACGATGGGCGGCAATGTTGCAGTTAATGCAATTCAGACTGATGAAGCTGTCACTACGCAGCCAACGGAAAGCCACTATTTGTGCCTTGCCGATGGAGCCACATCGACAGCAACTGACGTCTTTACTGGCGGAAAGCTTATTATTAAGTTCTACGGCAGACACGACATCAACACTTGATCTCTTTGATCAAATTAAACCTTTAAAGTTTTGCCCCCCTTCTTCGGAAGGGGGGTTTTTCTTTTTTGGTAACTATTTATTACAACAAGGAGGCCATATTATGGGCAAAAAAAGACGAATTATGAGCAGCAACAAGTTTAAGAGTAAGAACTCTCATCTTGCAAATGCGCTAAGTAGAACTAAAGAGTTATCTGACAGGGTAGACGAAGTGGTAGAGGCAGTGACAATCCCAGCACCTGAAATTGTAAAGCCGAACCCTATTACTAAAGTTAAGCCTGCTACAACTCAACGCAAATCGACCAAGACAAGTAGAACCACAAAGAAAACTAAATCGACTTCAAAGAAATAATATTGAGCTATTGAGCCGGTTTCCACTCCGCGTAACTATTTATGCATAGGAGGATCTATGCATGTCATACCCAACTTTAACACCGGCCAGTCAAACGAATGCCGTCGTTCTGACTTCGACAGGCTCAGCTTCGCTTGTGGCCGCAGCTTGCCCATATGGAATCCACACAGGATCTACTGACTTTCTTAACGGAGCAGCAGAACAGGTAGCTTATACGTACAAGAAACTAGGCGGAGACATCCTCGATATCGAATTGACTCCCGGCAATGTTTACGCTTCATATGAAGAAGCAGTGCTTGAATATTCTTATATTGTCAACATTCATCAGTCTAAGAACGTTCTGTCTAATATGCTAGGTGCTGCAACAGGAACGTTTGATCATCACGGAAATATGAAAGATGGCACGCTTAAGACAAGCTTGGGCAATGATAAGGTAGCACTCAAATTTCCAAGATTCCAGTTTACATATGCCGAGCGAATCGCTGACGCCCTCGCAGGAAGAGCAGGTGTTGGCGGAGATCAGATGGAGTATTCATCTTCATTCTCTACAATTAAAAATCAACAAGACTACGATCTTCAACAGATTATATCAGCTTCTGCAGCCACAGATTCGTCTTTGGATTTCTACAACAAAGTCGGAAATAAAAAAATCCAAATCAAAAAGGTTTTTTACAAATCGAACCATGCCATGTGGAGATTCTTTGGCTATTATGGTGGTGTTAATACCGTTGGCAACTTGTCTAACTATGGAATGTATGCTGACGACACGACTTTTGAATTAATCCCTTCATGGCATAACCGCTTGCAAGCGATGACATTTGAAGATAATATCTATGTTAGAGTTTCGCACTATTCATACGAAATCAAAAACAACAAAATAAGACTTTTTCCAGCGCCAAGCTCAACAAGCCCTAGTCACATCTATTTTCAGTTTACGGTTATTAATGAGCCGTGGGATGAGGACAGCGACAGGACAACCGGCATGGATGGCGTCAATAACATGAACACATTGCCGTTTGACAATATTCCATATGCTAATATTAACGCAATTGGTAAACAATGGATCCGACGATTCGCACTAGCGTTGTCAAAAGAAACTCTTGGACAAGTTCGCAGCAAATTTGCATCAGTGCCTATTCCCGGAGAGGCTGTACAGCTAAACGGCTCTGCATTGATCTCTGAAGGTCGCGACGAACAAGATAAATTACGCGAAGAACTGAAGGCCACATTGGATGAGCTTACATATACTGCTCTTACCGAAAAAGATGTTGCTGCAGTCGAAAGCACAAACAAAATGCAAGAGAGAATACCGCTCCCGATCATTGTAGGATAACAATAAATGGCAGAAAACGAATGGAAACAACCAGCACAACCTCCCTCTCCGCTATTTGTTGGTAAGAAAGAGCGTGATCTAGTCAAGCAGGTCAACGATGAACTGATCGAAAGAGTGATTGGTCAGCAAGTGCTTTATTATTCTATTGATATCGAGACGACGGATTATCATGATATCTATGGCGAGGCTATAAATAAAACATTTTTGCCACCAGTGCGAGTTTACGCCTTGGTCAACTGGGAAGGCATTAAAACGACTACTGGGAACCTTGGTATGGACAAAGACATTAACCTTACAGTGCACTTCCACAAACGAAGACTAACAGAGGATCAAGATTTATACGTCCGAGAAGGCGATTTTATTCTTTATGGAGATACGTTTTATGAAATCGTGTCTTTGCAAGAGCCGCGTGAGCTTTTTGGACAAATTGACCATAAGGTTGAAATCTCTGCTACCTGCACAAAGGCACGCGAAGGTCTCTTCGATGCTACGTAAGATGGAGGATCATAATGGCTAAGCAAACAGAATACGAATTTCAAATATCAACTATTGAAACCATTGATCGTGCCATGTTTAATTGGCTAAGCGAAGAAATGAACATCCACACTACAACTAATAAAGGTTGGAAGAAGGTGCCTGTCATTTGGTTATCTTCTGAACGAAATTTTCACATCAAAAACGACAAAGACTTGCGTGATGCCAACGGTGTCCTAAAATTACCACTCATGTCAGTGGAGCGAGTGTCTATGGTCAAAGATTTATCCAATAAAGGCGGTTATTACGC